GTCGTTAGACCGGGTGCGCCGTCGCTTGCTGCACCACCGTAACCTAAAGCTTGGTCTTCGTATTTATAGCGAAGAGCAAATGCAAGACCAACAGGCCCTGTCATAGGTTGAACACCAACGATTTCGTTGGTGATGAGCTCGGGGAAAGTACGACGAATCATAGGAATCAACACCTTAGGCAAGCGAGCATCGCCAGCTGCATAAGAGTCTTGATTGCCGACGCTACCGCCGTACTGTGAAAGGCCACCAGCGTTTGCTCCATAGCCAAAAACGCTTGTGCCAGTGTTTTCAAAACACCATTTTTCTTGGTTTTCCAAGAGGATTGCGGTGTTTAAACGTGTGTGTTCGTTTTCGATAACTGAAATTTTGTCGGAAGAGTAATCCAGTACAGGGCTCCACTTCTCAACAAGTTGTTCAGCTTTCGACTTATCGATATGTAGTAATGTTTCCATATATATTTATTTATGCTAACTTGTTATTTTTTGTATTAACTGAATGGTTTGTTGTGGGATATCAGAAATGATTATTTACGTGAAGAGTAACGAGTACTCATACGCTTCATTTCACTCAGATATTCGGTAACACCGCTTGCTTGTTGGGTGTTGAACGAAGGGACTATATCCTCGTTGATGCTTGAATATTCAAGTTCAGGTCTATCAATTACTGATTCGACTAAACGTTGACTGACTACTTCATCTTTATGAAGGTCTTCTTGCAAGCGAGTTTCCTTCTCGAACATCTCAACTACGTACTGGTAATTTTCTTTGATATAGTCTACAGACTTACCTTTAAGTAAACGCTTAACATAGCGCTTAGTACCTTCGGGTAGTTCTTTTGTTTTGTTCTCAAGTAGTAGTGCAGATTCAACCCCTTCAAGCTTGAGGGATAAATCTGAATTAGTTGCTACAACTTCATTTAATTCTTTGCGTAAGGAGTCAATCGTCTTCTTACCGTCAACTAAAGCTTCTTTGATTTCACTGTTGATAAAGCGCTCATCTATGCTCACAAGTTCGCGTATTTGATCAATTATTCTACGCGCTTGTATATTTTCAACAGCTTCATTTATTTGATTTGCAGGTACAATTTTATCAAGATACAATTCAAGATAATTGCTTACTTCTGCAACAAGCTTGTCTTTGTACTGTACAGCTTCTTCTTGAAGAGCTGTTTCATACTTTGACACAACTTGCTCAAGCATAGATGAATGGCGATCATCTATTGCTCTCAAAACGTTTTCTAATTTGGTAGTGTGGTCTCTGTCAACCGTTTCAACTAGCTGTTGTAATTTATCACAATGATCTTTATCGATTGCTTCAAGCAATTGTTCGAGCTTGACACTATGATCTTCATCAACACGTAACAAAGCAGCGCTTACTTGAAGAGACGCAAGTTCATTTGCTCTATTTTCAATTAATGTAGCGGCTTCTGCCTGCTGCTCTGCAACAAACTGTTCGTTAAGACCTTGTGCTTTTTCCTGTACAGCAAGATCAAAAGCATGTGTAATATCATTAAGAGAGCTTTCACTTAAATGCTCTTTAAACTTCTCCTGTAAAATAGCTTTTATATCCATATTATTTAAATTTATTTATTATTTTTTTGCTGTTTTTTAGTTTTAAGGAATTCATTTGTAGTGATTACCTTGGCACTTTCTTTGATTCTCTTACTTAATTTATCTTGAATAATTGACTCGAGCATTTGATTTGCTTTTGAGTAATCCCTTCCAAGCACGTTAGCGATGAACTTATTGATATCTGTATTCATAAATTATTTTCTTTCTTTTACACCTTTAATAAAAACCATTAACTGTTCGCGTAAAAAAGAATCAGTTTCTTTTACTGGTAATTTATTTAATGCTTTATCAAGTTGCTGATAGGCTTTTGCTACGCATTCAATAATACTTCCATCTGCACCTATCATCCATTCTCTGCTCTCCATAACACTTTCAAGCATAGCTTTTTGCACTGATGGCTCATGAACCACATCGAGACATATAAGATGAAAATTATTCACCTCTTTACCGCTTGTTGTTTCGTTGACGTTACCTAAAGCTCGTGAACTTATTCCCAAGCGCACATTATCAGATATTAAACTTTTCAATAAACTACCCATTGGGGTGCTCAATACAAGCGACTTACCCATTACATAGTTACTGTTCATTTTTAATTCAACAACACGATGACAAGCATTAACTGGGTTAACTTCTGTACTTTGAGGGTGATTCATTTCACCAATAGAGCGATTAGTCTTAATCATTTTATCAGTATAACGATCAACTTCTTTACGCATTTCATCAAGGTCATAAATACGGCCGTTTTGGTTTTTTTCACTAGCCATCATAAAAGGCCCTGTGATGTACACTTTACGATCAGCGGATTCTCTGCTTTGCTCATCAATAAGGTAATCAATGCCTTCAGTTATATTTTCAACAAGAAATTTTAGACCCATGGTATTATTTAATATATTTATTTATTCAGATTAATATTTTTTTAACTGTTAAACATTTATTTAATTAATTAAATGTTTTTCTGTTAGTATTATAAAACGATATCCGTGTTTTTCGGACCATTGACTCGCAGCTGTCCATTTTGCTTTATTTTGTATATACTCCCGTTGTAACATAACTGTATTTTGCGGTTTTCGTTTATTACTTGCTGGAGGCGGTGTAAGCTTTGCATAAGGCTTGATTTCAATCAAATACTTTACAATATCACCTTTTTCATCACGCATTACAGCCATGTTATCAACAAAGTAACGATGCACTCTACCCGTAAGCGGGTTAGTATAAGGTACTATAATACTTTCACTACTCCATTGCAATATTTTAGGGTTTTTATCTAAAAATCTAAAATAACGCAACTCTAAACCGCTGCGATATATTATTGGGTAAGTACCGCTGTATTTAGTGGGGTTTAATGGTTTAAACACCCCTTGCTTATAATGCCGTTTTTTGTTATTCTTCATATTAACCTACAAAGAACATAGCAGGCATACCGTCGGCGTATTCAGATTTAAGTGCTTTTTCTAGGTTTTCTTTTTCAGTGATACCTTGCTGACGAATATCACTACCGTTCACCGAGCCGCCCCCGAACAAAGCAGTGCCAGCATATTTACCTCTTACATTACCAACAGCTATCATAGTAAGAGCCTTAGCGTAATCATACACCCATCTTTCTTTAATAAGGTCCTTAATAGGTCGTTCAATATAACAACCGAGCAAGCCTATATATGATTCTCCTACTTTTGGCTCGGGTATAATGCGTAAGATTTGTGAGCGGTTATCAAATCTAAAATGAGGTTTTTGAGCTAAGACTTTATTACGTGTTTCAACAAAACCTTTAAGTACCTCCCATGACACTAAATCAAAACCAAAATTACCGATCATATATGAGCTGTATATTTGCTGCGCCATTGCCTGCTCAAGTGTAAACAGTGTGTTAATACCAGTACTTTCACCCTGATCAAAGCTAAAGCAATCAACAACCTTACGGTACGACATCATGTCATAATCATAATATGTACCAGTGCACATTGAACGTTGTTGTTTTGTTACAGTGACACTTGTATTAACACCCGCAAGTTGTTGTTCCCCTATATAAGAAGCTCCGTTCTTTAGCACACTCGCGCTAATACCGCTTACATACAATTCGCCTGATGGCGTGACATAATATGAACTAGGAGACACATCTACTAAGTCTACAACCGTTGTATATATAGTGAAATCTAAAACAGGTATGTTACTGACTACTAAATTACCCACCAAGCTACTTGCATCATTAAAAATAGCGCCTGATTGAAATAAGTCACTACCATACAGGTAAAAACTATTTGGCGGTAGGTCAACAATTCTAAAAGATTCGCCATCAACCGCGCCAATTAAAAAGAATTCTATATCTGTTATGCATTCCTGTATAACAATACCTGGTTCACTGTATAACTCGCTTACATAACACCCACTCTTTTTAAGAGTATGACTGTCTATATAATATGTAAATTCCGGTACACCAACAACATCTACAACGCTGTCTACAACTTCTTCAATCATTGCTATACCTAGTGGTATATTAGAAGCAAAAACGGTCCCCGCTTCTACGAAAGTTTCATTAATAATATTACCGCTTTTCCATATATCAGTGCCATTAAGATAAAGCGCATGAGGTTCATTAAAACGTACAACAGAGCTGTTAACATGTATACTATCTGTTGTAATATTATTTATTGTTAACACTTCTTCCTGTATCATTACACCCACATCACTATAGCCTTCAACACCCTCAACACTATCACCGCTACGAAAAAGAACAGC